GAAAAACATTATTTTAACTCCTTTGCTAATTCACAATAATGAATTATTTTATCCCATTTCTCATTTGGGTTTTCTCCGTCTTTATTTCTAAGTGCGTATTTTACAATATTACCTTGTATGAAATCAAGTTTATTTGCTACTATAAACTCTATAGGCTGTATCTTATATTCTTTATAGTGCTTACCACCTATTTGCTTGTCAGTAGCCTTTAAAGTGGCTCTATGACCCTTTAACCTAGACAATTTTACCTATCCAATCGCTTTTTTTGTTAATTACCATTGGAAGTAGTCTAGGAACTCCATCTAGGATAATTCCACAACCAAGAATAAATCTTGTTTTAAAGTTTTTAGCATATTCAAATGCCATTGATTTTTGATCTGTTAAACAACCTACATTCATTCCAAAGAATAGATTATCTGGGTTAGCCCACCAACTGATAACAAACTTTGTATGATAGTGGCCTTGAACAGCACTCATACCCATAGCTTGTGATACTTTTAAAATATCAGCACTCATACCATGAGTAAAAAAACACCTTTGGCCATTAGACATAGTTAAGGTTATATTATCTACCCATTTCCACTTTTTAGTTCCTAAGAAATCTCCATAATTTTTAATAAATTGTTTGCTCATTCCATACTTTAATGCTCGTCTAAATACTAAACTAGAATGATTGCTATCTACTTCTGTAACATCTGGAAATACACCCTCTAATTCTTTTATATATTTTCTAGCTTCAGTTAATTCTTGACCAGCAGAATAAAGATCAGGATTTGAGTCGTGCATAGAAATTGCATGAAAGTCTAAACTATCTCCGATATTAATAATTCTATCTGGTTTAAATTCTTTTTTGATTTCTTTTAAAAATTTTATTGAGTCCTTATGATGATAAGGAATGTGCATATCAGAAATTACAAGGATTCTTTTATTCTTCATACAAGTGTAACTTGTACCTTATTTTGATAATAATGTAAATATTACATAGCCCATAGCACTAATCAATGAGCCTGTACAAATTAGTAAAATCTTTTCTAATCTTTTAACTCTTTCTTCTATAATAGAAATTTTTTGATGAGTTAATTTTTGCATAATACGACAAAGTTTTTCGTGTGATTCTATTTTTTGTAATGCGTTTAACTTAGCCATTACTTTTTTTTTCTAGGCTTATATTTTTTAACTGCTTGTGAAATGAATATATTTTTATACAAAGAAACTTTCTTACCAAACTTCTTATCAGCTTTTCTTTTAGCTGATTTATATGCTTTAGACTTCTTATTAAAAGACTTTGGTTTCCCTAATTTCTTGGGTCTAGCTTTTGCATATATAGGTTTCTTCATAGCCATTAGTATGTTCTCTTTCTTTTTTTCATAGCTGAATCTTTCATTAGTTTGCCATTTGGCATCCTATGATAACCTTTAGGAACTTTTTTAGTTTTCTTTTTTTTAGCCATATTAATTACTCATCTTTCCACCAGACCACTTTGCATCTGGTAATCCATTACTATATGATTTTCCGTCAAATGTTAATACTTGTTTTCTATTATTTTTTTCAGAATCATAAGAAACATGACACCACCCAGATGTTGGTTCTCCTGTGTAGTACTCAAGCAAAAGCTGGTCAAAATTACAATGATTAGAAATCCAAAGTGCAATAGCAAGATTAGATACACCAGCTATTTCAAAATCAACTGCGTTTCCTGTAGTGTGTTGTGATGTTTTTTTACTTCCTATTGCTTCGCATAGTTCCTCTGATCTATAGCCAGATGTAATTGTAACAGGCTTATCAAACTTTGCTCTGACAGGCTCTAATATTTCATAACAAAGATCGCCTAAGTTTTTAATCTCTCCACTACCAGCTTTTTTTTTAATACCTTTACGAGTTGCAGTTTGGCTCTTTTCAAATTCTTCTAATGTGAAATGTTTGCTCAACTGCATAATACCTACTTTTCTTTTTCAGGTTTATCTTCTTTGGGCTTTGCTTCTTTAAACTTATTTACATAAAAGCCAGAAAGAATATTCAAATCATCTAATTGTGATTGAATGTTATTTTTCTGTGCTTGTATATTTATTAATTTTTCTACAAACACAGATTGTTCGTCAGAAAGATTTTCTTTCTTATATTCTTTACCATCTAATGTAATCATAATTAAGCTAAATAGCTTTCTCCAGCTGTAATAGCACTATTTGAAGGTGTCATATCTTCACTACCCCAATCTTCTTTTGCAACCATGATTTTTAAGTGATCAACATTTCTTTGAACACAATCATTTTTTTCTTCTTGTGATTCATCTGCCATTTTTGAACTATCAATAATGCCATTGATTAAATCTACAGAATGACCCATAGCTGTATAATCTTGTGCTAATTCATCTGCTGTTCTTGTTTCGTCTGCCATATTTTCTCCTATTCTGTTGCTAGTGCAACGGGTTTATTTGTATCAAGTTTTTTAAATTCATCAATAACTAATTTAGGTTCTACCATGTTGTTTCTAGGGTCGCTATCAATGAATTTTTCGTCATTCCATTTATCTGTCATGTGGAATTGTAAGTTTTTATTATGTGCATAGCCAAACTGTGTCCATTTTGTTGAACCCCAAATAACTACACCATGTTTATTTGCTGATGCTGAAAAGTGATTTAAACAGCTATCTATACTAATAAAGCCATTTGCACCTTTTAACATTTCATGTACTTCTGACCAATGAAGATCACATTTAATTGCATTTATATAAGATGGTTCATTAGGTAATGTGCAATCAATTATTGTTGTATCTTTATATTCTTCTTTTAAATAATTAATTACTTGTTGTGCTAAAAATGGTTGATAGTTTCTATTTGGGTTTATGTTTGTATATTGATTACTTACATTAAATCCCATTCTTGGTTGTCCACCAGAAAACTGAATTAAAATGTATTTAGTTATTTCTTTTTCTTTTAACCATTTATCTACAGTATCTTTATGTTGTTCTGTGTAAATTTTAGGTTTCATAGATTTATCAAACTTAACATTATGTAATTCACAATAGCTTTCTATTAAGTGTTGTTTGCCAAATTGAAAGTTAGATTTGTAAGGTTCACTATAATAAATATTATCTGATGCCATTATTCTAGGGTCTTGTAAAGGTAGTGTAGATTCAAAAGCCATTTTAACATCAGGATTTTGAGCAAAACAATCTATGTAAGGTGTGTATATTTGAACTTCTGATTTCTGTTTTAACTTTGGGATTAAAGATGTAAATGCTACACACTTACCAACTCCACCTTCTACAACATATGTATTAAGCATATTAGCTAGTTTCTAATTCCTCTATTCTTGCTTTTAATTCTTTAATAGCATTAACTAAGTACCAAGTAATGTTATCACTATCTACAGTTTTAACTCCTGTTGATTCTGTTGTAACCATTTCTGGTGCAATTAATTCTAGTTCTTGTGCAATAACACCAAGTTGAATACCTTCTTTTTTTATAACTTGATTTATAGGTAAATCTTTTATTTCATCTTCTTTTCTATATTCAAAATTTCTAACTTGTATTTTAGATATTTTATCTAAACCAATATTGTTATCAACAATATTTTTTTTAAGTCTTCTGTCCGATGTTTGTGACCAAGTTGTTGCATTATTTCCTTGATAAATATTTCCACTACCACCAACATCAATAAAACCTGTATTACTTCCTTTTCCATTAGTTTGGCTAGTTGCTGCAATAACTAAACTACAACCATTGTCAGCTGCGGCTGGAGAAGTGTAAGCACCTAAAAAAGTATTATGATCTCCTGTGGTAAGGTTAACTGCCCAACCACCAGCTTGAAACCCGATAGCAGTATTTTCTTTTCCTGATGTAACATTACCAAGTGCGTTTGTTCCTACACCAACATTATAGTCTGAATCTGAAAGTCTTAAAGCACCATGACCAACTGCAACTGATCTTGCTCCTGTAGTGTTTGTTAATAAAGTACAACCACCAACTGCTGTGTTATCACAGGCTTCTGTATTAGCTTTTAAAGCACAATGTCCAACTGCTACGTTGTGACGACCTGTTGTGTTAGCGTTCAAAGATTGAAAACCTACTGCTGTATTATGACAACCTGTTGAGTTAGCTTGGATTGATGCTCTACCAACAGCTGTATTTTCACTTGCTGTATTAGCACTTAATGCACCATGACCAACTGCTACATTGTCAGCTCCACTTATATTTGAAGATAAAGAACTTTGACCTAAAGCACTATTTCTTGAACCTGTTGTGTTAGCAACTAAAGAACTTCCACCCATGCTAATATTTTGTTGTCCTGTTGTCATAGCATTTGAAGAACATATACCAACAGCAGTATTTAAAGTTCCTGATGTATTTAAATATAATGCTCTCCTACCAACAGCAGTATTACTATCTCCTGTAACATTTTCTAAAGCTGAAGAACCTACACCTGTATTACAACTACCTGTATTTCCATTCATAGCAGTAGTACCCACAGCTGTGTTTTCAGAAGTTGTTAAATTAGCTTTTAATGCACCTTTACCAACAGCTGTATTAGAAGTTCCTGTTGTGTTTTTACATAAACTTTCAAAACCAACTGCTACGTTATTACTAGCTGTGTTAGCAAATAAAGAATTTTTTCCAACTGCTGTATTATTAGAAGCTGTATTTGCTCTTAAAGCACATAGTCCAACTGCTGTATTACTTGCACCATCTACATTAAGCCTTAATGCTTGATAACCTAGTGCTGTATTATCACCACCAGTTGTATTAGTAAACATTGCTAATTTACCAAAAGCTACATTGTTAGATGCTGTTGTATTTTTATTTAATGCCTCAACACCAACTGCTGTATTACCTGCACCTGAAGTATTTCTTTTTAATACATCTTTACCAATTCCTGTATTTTCTGTTCCTGTTGAAGTTAGACATAAAGAATCAAAACCAATAGCAGTATTATTTGATGTTGTGTTAGTTTTTAAAGATTGATAACCTAATCCTGTATTTCCTGCACCTGTTTGGTTAGTACAAAGTGAATTTTTACCTACTGCTGTGTTGCTATCTGCTGTTGTGTTATTTAATAATGCATTTCTACCCATAGCAACATTATTTGTACCTTCAGTATTTAATCCAAGTGCATTATATCCAAACGCACTATTATCATTAGCTGTTGTATTACTATAAAGTGCATAGTTTCCAAATGCTGAATTTGTAGCACCTGTTGTGTTAGCAAATAAAGCAGAAAAACCCATTGCTGTGTTATTGTCTGCTGTTGTGTTACAACGAAGTGCTCTATAACCAAATGCATTATTACTATGACCCTCTGTATTAACTGAAAGTGCTTGATAACCTACTGCTGTATTATTATCTGCTGTAGTGTTAGAGAAAAGTGATTGATAACCTACACCAACATTATTATCTCCTTCCGTATTTGTATCTAATGATGCCATACCTACTGCTGTGTTTTGACAACCTGTTGTAGTAGCATTTAATGAACAAGTACCTACAGCTGTATTAGAAGACGCTGTCGTGTTATTAAATAAAGCACAAAAACCTAATGCTGTATTGTTGCTAGCAGTACTGTTACATTGTAAAGCAGTATATCCTACAGCAGTATTATTAGCACCTGTATTTACATACAAAGCACTTTGCCCAATTGCTGTATTATAATTTCCAGCAGAACCAGCTAAAGAAAATATGCCTACTGATGTGTTACCATCAGTAGTTAAACTTCTTCCTGATCTCCAACCTACTGCTGTATTTTTACCTGTTTGATTAGATGATAATGCACAAAATCCTATAGCAGTACTTCTACATCCTGTAGTGATTGCTGTTCCAGCACAAGTTCCAACAACAGTATTTTCAGTTCCTGTTGTGTTAGCTTTTAATGCACTATCTCCAATTGCAGTATTATTATCTGCTGTAGTATTTGCATCTAGAGCTTGATACCCAATAGCTACGTTTTTATCTCCTTCTGTATTTGTATCTAAAGCATAACTTCCTACAGCTATATTTTTAGTTCCTAAGGTATTATTATATAAAGAACATCTGCCTACAGCTACGTTTTCGGATGCTGTTTCATTTCTAAACATAGACATACTTCCTAAAGCTGTATTATTACTACCTGTTGAGTTAGTGTATAAGGCATTTCTTCCCATAGATACATTTTCAGAACCCTGTGTATTTGAAAATTGAGCCTGAACACCAATAGCAGTATTTTTTGCACCTGTTGTGTTAGTTTTTAATGCACTTGAACCTATTGCTGTGTTTTCACATCCTGTTGTGTTGCATCTTAAACTTATATACCCAACTGCTGTGTTATTATCTGCTATAGTTTTTTTTAATGATTCTGTTCCAATCGCTACATTTTGTAAATTTGTTTGTATATCACACAAAGCATATGCACCTACACCTACATTATTATCTCCTGTAGTAATATTTGTTCCAGCTCTACTACCTAATACAACATTGTAATTACCACCAGCTTGAACACTATCTAAAGCTGTATCTCCTAAAGCTACGTTTTCTGTTCCTGTTGGATAGTTGCCATCTAATTTTATTGTACCATTTGCAGTAAAAGCACCTGTTGTTGAAACTGCACCTGATGTACTAATAACAACATCACTTGCTAAAGCTGAATCTATAAAATTAACTGTGTTTGCAGATGTGTTTACTGTTGCAAAAGTTATATCGTCAGAGCCATCAAAGAATTTAATTGTTAAAGAGTTAGAACCAGCATTTGTTGTGTCTAACCAAAGTGTTCCTGTTGTTGCACTAGCTGGTCTTGATGTTCCTGAATGTAAAGAGTTTAACGCAGTAAAACTTTCATTCAATTTACTTCTAAATGTAGCAAATGCTTGGTTATCTATATTTATTTGTGAAACTTGTGCCATAATATTAAGTAATTATTTGACCTACTCCTTTTGCAAAAAAATCAAATGTTCTGTCTATACTTGTACCAGAGGAATTAAAAAATTCAATAGTAAAGCCTGATGCAGATTTACTTGTTATTGCAAATCTATCTCCTGAAAGCATATTTTGTCCAGAAATATTTAATGATGGGCTTGATGCAAAAGCAGAATTATAAGTTACAGCTTTGCCACCTGTACCACTAGCTATATCTGCACCAGATTCAGTTCGTTCTTGTAAACTAGCTGTGATAGATAATTGAGTTATTAGTTGTCTTGCTTTATTATCTGATGAAGTAAATGAAACTCTAAATTTAAAATATCTACCAATATATTCTCCTGTGTTAAATGCAGTAAATGAACTGTAAGTTACATTATCATCACTTGTTGAAATTTGTAATATTGAATCACTATTTTGTGTTGCTGTTCCATGAAAAGGGTCTGGAGTACCAGCATCTATTAATGTTGAAGAAAGTGGTCTACCTGTATCTATATATTCATTAACTTGGTCTGTGGTTTGAATAACATTTGCATCAAACTTAGCTTTTAATTTACCAGCAAAATTAATTTGATTTGCAAAAGCATAAATACCAGAACTTTGAACTGTTGTATTAGGGTCGCCAAGTGTTCCTGAAGCAGTAAGTCCTAGATGATTAGTTGAGTTAATACTTGTAACTGCAACATTAGTTTTACTTCCAGAAAATCCAGTATGTTCATTAATTGTAGTTTGTGAAACATAGTTAGCTGTAGATATACTAGATTTAATTACTGTTTCTATAAGTGAAAGATTACCCCCCTTATCAACAGCTTTAATTAAATAACTACCAGCTTGAAAAGGTACTGTTGCAGAAGTAGCTGGTCGTGCAATTTTACTTACAATAGTTTTAGAATTAGCCCATAAAGGATTAACAATATTAGAAGTGTATTTTATAATGTAATAAGATAAATCAAGATCAGCTACTGCATCCCAAGAAAGAGTTGCTGTAGTTCCTGTAACATTTATTGCAAAGTTTTGAACATTAGCTGGTGGTGCAGTTTGCCCAACTGTTGTATGTGTTCCAATTAAATAATTTGATTTTGCGCCAGCAGTATTAACATATCTTACTCTGACATAATAAAGTGTTTTATCTTTAACATTTAAAACTTCATATCTAGTTTGTTTGCCTGTTCCAACACTTGTATAATTAACTCCATCTTCTGAAACTTCTACTTCTACATAATCAAAAAAAGAATCAATAGTTGAAAAATCTCCTAAAGTTATAATAAGTTTTGTAATAACAACACCATCATTATAAATAGCAACAGCATCAGTTATTACTAAATATTCAGATAATGCACTTATATCAACTGTCTTAGTTATGTTAGGTAAAATAGTATCTGGTATTGTTGATATAGGATTCTTTGTATTAAAATCATAAAAGTTATCTTGATGTTCAAATAACTGAACATTAACAGTTAAATCTTCGTTAATTTCTAAACCTAAAATTCTAAAAGGTTTAGCATCAAAGCCACCACTAGGGTATGTGATTGCAACTATATCTCCTATTTCTGCTTCTAAAAATTCTGATGTTAAAGTTAATTGTATTTGTAATTGTTGTCTTGATCTTCTAAGGATTACTTCACAAAGTGCTTCTGCATTATAAGTATTAGTTACATTAGGAAATTGAAAGTTACCTTCAAGAACAGTATTGTTATCTGCTGAAAGCATAGTTGCGTGTTTAAATTCTGTTACAACATTACTATCGTCTGCTGGTGGGAATGTTACAGTATCATTTTGCCAATTCTTAAAAGGATTGACATAAGTACCAATAACACGATTATATTTATTATTTTTTCTTTCTCCAATAACTTTAGCACCACCAACAACATTATCTTCTGTAATAGTTTTAAAAGCTGTTCCTGTTCCCTCTACTTTTAATTTATATTGACCATTAGTATAAGTGAATAATGATCTCATAGGGTTTAATAATTTTTTTACATTATCAATTACTTTTTGACTTGTATCTACTACTGCATTACTTTCAAATTTAATAATTTTAGGAATAACATCTGTTACATTTCTATTGTTGGTAAAATGAGTTGATAAATTTTGATTTAATACACCACTTGGTACTTTAAATTCTAATGTTAATGAACTTGCCCCACCAGCATTACCATAATAAACAACTACAGGATATACACCACCATTGACCATAGTTTTTGTGCCATCTCTATTCGTATTTCCATGAGTATTACCATTATTAACAATTAATTTAGTGTTTTTATTAAGTTGAATTTCTTTAATTAAATTATCTACTGTTTGACCAGCATCTCCTACATACCATCTTGAAGAATCATCAGATGTTGTTTTAAATAAAAAAGAACCAGCTTCTGATGCTGTAAAATATCCTAAATATCTTCTTGAATTATATGGAGAGGTTTGTTCTCCACTAACTGTTGTTTGTGTATTTGTACCTGATATTGATCTATTAACAAAAAAATTTAAGTTATCATTATAATAACCACTATATAATTCCATAGTTAGACCAGCAGTTGTAGTTACACTTGTTGTTCTTGGTTGGATTAATGTATCAGCATCAGTTGCAACAGTTTGAAAAGAAGCAAAATTTGTTTCAAATGCACTATCTGGTAATCCTTTTCCATATCTAGTGTTTCTTAAATAATCTAATAATACTAATGCAGAATTTGGTGTCCACTTCGTACTTGATGTTCTAGGGTCATAAACTTTTTTACCTCTTAAAACTACTTTAACTTGAGGAATACCACTAAACGCATCTTTATCAAAAGTAAACCTAAAAGCTAAATAACAAACTCCACTTAATTTATGGTTTGATGTCCAATTAGGAGCATCAGTTAATACTGATGATGCTGATTGTGTATCTGTACCATAAAATGCTTGTATTCTTACTCTTGAAGTATTACTTTTATAAAAATTACCATCTCCATCTGCAACTTCTCTTACTGTTCCATCTGTTAAATCTCCATCAAATATAACTCTTTTATCATCTATAAATATTTGTTCTATTTCTTCTATTTCTCCTTCACAAACTACACCTGCCATATATAAATATTGATTTTGTGAACCTGATGATTCTATAAATACTCTAGTAATTCCTACTTTTCTTCTACCATACACTACAGGAATTTGTGCATTGTTAGATTGTTTATTAATTAATACACCTCTTTGTTCTTCTGGTGTATCAAAGTCAGGTAAAGTAGGTACAGGAATAAGCCAACCAATAAACTTATCTATAATTTTAGTAATAGGTTTAAATATTTTACCCATTAGTGAAAACTCCTTTTAAACTTCTGACCTATTCTATAAATATCACTATCTACTCTTAACCAATTAACAGCATGATTAACTTTTAATTGTTTCATACAAAAATGAAAAACCCAACGCATCATATTAAATGTATTTTTTAAAGATACGACCTCTATCAACCAAAAATTATTACCTGAGTTCCATTCATTAGATTTAAGGTTGCCCGTCTTTTTAAATCTTTTTTGTACTAGATCATGGATATATGCCCAATTTGCAAAACCTACTAATTCATTATTATGATAAAACTTTTTATATTGATTTAATTTAATTGATGGTTTTAGAAAATATTGTAATTGATTATCTGATTTGTCTTTATAACGATCAAATTTTTTAAATAAATTTATTACATCTTGCATTATGATCTACCCCATTTAATATCTTGAGTAGTTTGTGATGCAAATTCAAAACCTTTATCTGATGAAAAATGTAATTGTTGTGAACCTGTGTTTGTTTTTCTGCCTTCAATTTTACTAAAATCTGCCCAATGAGAAGCTATTACTACATTAACGTCTGATGAGTTTACACTTTCATCAAGGGTAAAGGATTCTATTCTACCTTTAAATAAAAGAAAAGGGTCTGCAATAACCTGTTCACTAGCATTTAAAAAACCTTTATATATTTCAGCTTCTTTTTCTAAATAGATATTGTTTAAGAATAAAGATGTAATTGTTTGATTTGCACCTGTAAATGTAAGAGAAATATTACTAACTTCTATTTCAGAGGATTCAGATACACTAGATAGTTTAGTAAATAATGATGAAGCTGAATAAGTATTTGAATCGTAAGTAATATCTTTATAGTGATCTGTGTATCTAGAACCTGAACCTACACCAATATAAACAAGAGTAACAGGCTGTAAGCTATCTGTTGCAAGTTCATTCTTTACTGCTGTTGTTAATGTTCTGACCATATTCTTCGTAAGTTGTTTGGGTTACACTTTCTGTACCTTTTAACATAGTAAAATCGAATTTGCTATTAGGTTTCTTATATTCTTTTAGATCGTTAATATTACTATCAATCTGATCTTCATTAACAATCACTTCGGCAATAAAATCGGCATTTATTTTGTGGGTTATTTTATACTTTTTCATTATAGATTTTCTATTAAGTCTATTTGATACTTGTAAAGATCATTAGTTACAATAGAATATTCTTGAATATCATTAGTAAGTCTTACAGTAAAATCAACATTGTCATAAACTAGCGATGTATTATCTGCAATAGCTGTTCTTAATGGTGGTTCAAATGTAAGTGTACCCTCGCCAGAACCATTAGAGTTTAAATCTGCTACTGCCATATAAACTTTAATTGCACTTGAGAATCTAAAATAATCTCCAGCTTTAAGTAATCCATTTGTGCTATTTGCTAAACCATCTATTGTACAAGTAGTTGCACCAGCAGTAATTGCACCATCTACACTTATAGTTCCTGTAACTGAACCTTGTGCGTTTGATACTACAGGTGGAATAACTGTAAAGGTATTTAGTTTTGCTCTTTGTTTCATAATAAATGCTTTAATAGGTGCAAAGTTTGCTCTACTCATTGGTGCATAATCTAAAGTTAAAGTAAATTTTTGTCCGTCTATTTGTCTTGTTTGAACTCTACCAGATGTTGTTACACTTACTAAAGTATTTTGTTGTGAGCCAATACTAGCATCTTGTGCAACAGGAGATGTTGGGAACTGTCCACTCATATTATACTAATGCCTCTTTTCCTTTTTCATTTAAAGCTGAATTAATTGAATTAACGATTGTTGCTCTATTGTCAATTAATAATTGTTTAATACCTGTTACATCCGTTGCATTAATGTTAAAATTAACATTCGTAGTACCACTTCCACCTGTACCTCTAGCAGATTGAGTTATTTGTCCTGATGAATTTGGTATAAACAATTCTGCACCTTGTTCTCCAACTACATATGGCTGTCCTTTTTGAACTGAACCACCTGATGCTCTACCACCAAATAAACCACTAAAAAAACCACCACCACCACCTGTTGCCATAAGTGCAATTTGTAATGCAAGTTGTTTTTTTAATTCAGATGTTTTTTGTTTCATAATATTTAAATGGTTTTTTTCTTGGTTTTCTAAATCTATACCTAATATTTTTTGAATACCCATTCTTATAATAATTTCTATTAATACAGCTAATGTATTAATAAGAGCATCTGCAATCATAGACTTAAATGCTTTCCCTAAATCTTCTCCAAGTATAATTGCTCTAGATAAAGCCATTGAGAATGAAGTTATACCAGCATTAAGACCCTCTTTAATTGTAGTTCCAATATTTGTAAATTTTTCTTGCATATTAACTAAAGCAGTTTCATTCATTTCTTTAAATGTTTCTTGTGTTTTTTTTACTGTATTAGCCATTTCAAACAAATGATGATTTGATGTTGATGTAAATTGTACAACTTTTTCTAATTCTTTTACTGTTTCTTGAATTTCTTCTTTAGTTTGAGTCATAGTTTTATGAAAATCTCTTATATTAGGTAAAGTTAATTTTTCAGTAACACCAGCTAATGCTTTAAATTTATTATTAATGTCATCTACAATTAAACCAACTCCAGCTATTTTACCTAAAAAACCACCAAATGTTATTGCAAGTAATCCTATGACAGATTGGAAATCTCTAAAATTAGTAGTTAGTGTTTTTATTCCATTAGATAATTTTAAAACTGCAACTGCAAGATTTTCTCCCATTTGTCTACTTAATCTTCTTATTGCTTGATCGTTTGTTTCTGTAAATTTTTTTAAATCTCCTAATTGTCTTTTTAATTCATCAAAAAATCCTTTAGCTATTTCTGTTTGAATTGTAAAAAAAGCATCTTTTAAATTTGATATAGTTCCTTTTAAAGTATTAGCTAGTTTTTGTGTTAGTTCTCCAAATTTACCACCTGTTCCAAATGCTTTTGCTAATCCTTTTATAGATTCATCAACACTTGTTTTAACTCCAGCTTGAAATCCAGCCATAGCTGTTACTGCTCTATCTCTAAATAAATCTGCTGAACCTATACCAGCACTAAATGATCTTTGAATTTGTTGTGAAGCTAAAGCAAAATCTCCACCTAATTGAACTGCTGTATTTCCTGTAATTTTTAATAATTCCTCAAATGATATTCCAAGTGATTCTGCTTTTTCTGATACAGTTGCCAAAGCTGTTACACCTTGTTGTATATTAGATAATTCAAAAGGAGTAGTTTTTGCAAATTTAGTAACTGCGTCTAATGCTTCTTGACCTTTTTTTGCACTTCCAAATAGGGCTTCTAATTGTACACCTAATTCTTCAATTTGCATACCAGCATTAACAATACCTTTAAGAACAAGTCCAGCACCTAGACCAATAAACGCATTTTTTAAATTAAATACAGAAGCCTTAACTTTAGAAAGAGTACCTTGTAACTTATTAAATGCTTGTTTAGACTTATCCTTTGCTACAATGTCTATGTTTAGTTTTTGGTTTGCCATTACTTAAATTTCCTTGCTTCTGCTAGTGATTGACTTGTTTTATACTGTTCTTGTTCTTTTTTCAAGTAAGCTAACCAAAGATTATAATGGCTAACAGGCATATCAAGAACTTGTTGAATTGTAAGATGTAATCGTTCTGCAATAACTAACAGCGACCTAACATCTGGGTCGCTATCTACTTTTTTTCTGCATCCTCGTAATTAGTATCTAAAAGGATTTGATTAGCAATAGTTGATATTACATTTGAATCAGCTTTTTTTCTTAAAGCAAATTTATCTTCTGGGCTAAAGGCTTTTATCATTTCGCCTTTATCATTTTTGACTTGCAACTTCATTATAAGCAAATCAACAAGAATAGTTAAGTCTTGAAAGTTATTAGATTTCTTAAAGATAATGTTTTTTTCTTCAAGGGTTAATGGTTCAGAATAAAATACACTCGGATTACCATGCTCGTCTTTCCACTCCTCAACTTCTATAGTGATAGTTTTAAGAGTTTCAAAATGAGATTTAACTCGATCAATTACTGACATAAATTAGGATTATACAGTACCTATAGATAAAGCACCTGTTCCTTGAAAAGTAACAGTTCTTGAAACGATTGCATCCATTGCATTATTAACTGACATACCAGTAACAATTCCTGTTCCTGTAAAACTTCTGTCGCCACTTGCATTACCTTCAGGTAATAAAATAAAAGCTATTGAAGCACCAGCAAGTAAAGTTGTTTGTGGTGTGTCTGTTTCGTCAAAGTGCATTTCTAATGTTCCAGAGAATGATGTTCTTCCAGCAACAAATGATTTAGTAGCATCTGTTAAAGCTGTATCTTCTACAACATCTCCTGTAGTTTCAAGTGTGAATGATGTTAGTTCCCCAACACCAGTTCCACCAGCAGTAACTACGCCTTCTTTTCCGTGATGTGTTGCCATTTTTTATCCTTGTTTGATTTAGTTTGTTTTATTTCTTTTTCTTGCTTATAGCCTAAAGTTAAAAAATGTTCAAGATTAGATTCATTAATAACTATCTCTGAATTACCTTTATATAATTTAATGTCTTTAGCCATAAGTCCTTTTACAGTTTATCATCTTCTTCGTCAATATCTTCTTCATCTTCATCAAAATCATCTTCAAAATCATCTTCTGCTTCTTCCCATGAACCATCTTCATCTTCTAAAGAATTTTCTTTAATTTCCTCTAATAAATCTTTTACTTCCTCACAAAGCATAGACTCTTTGTCGTGCATCTTTTCTATTTGTTCTATTTTTTTAGATATTTTATCTAATAATTTTTCATTTTTCATAATTTATCCTATGGTGTTCCAGCTTGATATTC